GGAAACCGCTAAGATCCTTGGTTGGATTCGAAGCCGTGACCTCCCTCGCCTTGCATCAGCCCGTGACCAATTGGGGGTTGCAAAGTCTACCCCCGAGCGGTTTAGGACCCTTATGCAGGTAGAAGCGTTCTTTAAGAAGAACGCTGTTTTCACGGATACTGCAGAGGCGAACGCAAAGGCCAAACTCACCTTCTTGGAAGGGGAGAGGCTCTGCGCGGAAACCAATGCAGCCCTCGACACTCGTTTTGTCGGACACGGCTTTTGCCCTGATTCTGACACACTGGTCAAGAGGATGCGTGATTACATCCTATCTGTCTTGGGCCCTTACCGTATCTTTCTCGACGAGTTGCCGAGATTGGTTCGCGTCACGTCTGGTGCTACCGCTAGCAGTCCCAGAAGGAAGTCACAGCCTTTTACAAAAGTTCGTAAGAGATACTGTGCTCCACCGTCGGCAGCGCCTTACTTGAACGCTTTGTCCCAATATTTTGGGTACGGGGCTATTAAAGTAAGGCCGACGGTCTGGAACCGCGTGGAGGTTGTCCCGAAGAACTGGAAGACAGGGCGTACAATTGCTTGCGAGCCAGAAGGTGTAATACCTCTTCAGCTTGCATTCGATGCGTACGCTAAAGCCCGCTTGAGAAAACGCGGGATAGATCTGTCAGACCAGGGACGAAATCAGCAGCTGGCCAAAGAAGGTTCTATTAGTGGTGAACTCGCCACTATCGACCTTTCGATGGCTAGTGACACGCTCTCGTATAACGCCGTTGCTCTGTTAATTCCGAGCGATTGGTTTAAGTACTTGAGTAGTGTTAGGTCTCCTTGCTATCTTCTTGATGGCGAAGTGCATCCGTATACGAAGTTCTCCTCTATGGGGAATGGAGTTACGTTCGCATTGGAGACGCTGATCTTCGCTGCCGCAGCATATGCCGTCGGGAGCAAGAGGTACTCGGTCTACGGTGATGATATCATCGTGGAGTCCGAGCTCTTCGAGCCCCTTTCCGCGTTGCTGTGTGAGTTGGGATTCACTGTCAACCAAGAGAAGTCATTCTACACGGGTCCCTTTCGGGAATCGTGCGGAGGAAACTTCTTTAAGGGGATTGATGTAACGCCATTTTATATCCGTAAATGGGGTTCCCAGCTTTCGCTGGTTGCCCATAATATTAACGGATTGGCAAGCATCGCTACCCCAGGGGGTTCGTTGTGGAATTACCTCCTATCGATGGCCAAACCTTTGGTCAAAGAGCGGAGGATACCACTCGTTCCCTTTAATGGTGACAGCATGAGCGGGATATGGATTCCTTCCAATACCGCTTATGGTCTCAACCTTATCCACTCTCGTCACCGCAAATCCCAATGGATACCCAGGTACAAAGCATTTGTAACTAGGTCCAAAGAGACAGCGGTTTTTGACTACCGCACTTTGTTTCTCTGGCATCACGGGAAGTTCGTCCGTGAGAGGTCGGAGAGTGCGGCCAGTGTCCTGTATGACTGGCACTTGGAGAAGCTGAAAGGCAACTCCATCGATGCCAGTAGGGCACTGGGTCACTTGGTGGAAAGCAGTCGGGTACCAGTCGTAGGGCATAAGTACGCCCGCGGGTGGGTCCGTTGGAATCCTCCAACGGTAGCGACACCCCCTCACCTGTATTGGTGGGGGGACGAACTGACCGCTTAAAGCTGACAGTTCGTTGTCGG